TGACAGGCTTCATAGGATTTATCACATACTTCTTCTGCCCCGGTGTATCCACATTCAACGCCTTTGTACGACCACGGGCAGGACGTGGACTGTATCCTGAGCGGTTCCTTGTTCCAGAGCACCATTTCATTCGTCAGCGTAATTCTAGCCATGTTATCGCCGGTCAGATCCCAGCCGCCGACGATCCCCCGGAAAAGCGAGGCGACCACTCTATCAGTCTGTACTCGTGGGACTCCCCCGTCATCAACGTCTGTCTCGGTAATGATTGCAAGCAGTACCTGTCCCCATCTGTTCCGCACATCCTCGCTTAATAAGACTGAACTGATACCCTGATTTGTGTCGTCAACATCAATATCGAACGAGTCCACGGCAAGCCCTGAATTGCCCTGAATCGAGCTAAATTTGAAACCAACCGGCGCATAGGTATTGCCCTCATAATAGAACTCATTGTCTCCATCAGTCAGATATAACGGGGAGTCGAAGTCCAGTTTCAGCAGGAAAAAGAAAGTGAAGTGATCTGCCTCTAATGCTTTGATTATGTCGGGATCAAGCGCTCTCATCCCGCAAGTCCTTTCAGTTTCAATCCGGTGGAATACAGCCGGTAGGCGAACAGTTCCTTCGTCATCTCATCCTCGGCGAATCGGCACCGGATTCTATGTGTGCCGATAATGTCACAACTTATGATTGCGTTCTCGACCGGGGCCGTGGTGAACTCCACACGGTCGGAACCGCCGGCGCCTCCGCCGGTCAGGAGACTATACGATCCGGGGAGTCCGTCTACATAGACAGTGGCAGGGCCGTCGATAATACCCGGTATATCGAATATCGTTGTCGTCCCATCTCCAATGCCGACATACAAGCCTTTGTGAGATTCCGTCAAAATCGTGAAGAAGTAGAACTCCTTGTACGCCCCTCCCATTTCGTTGTAGAAATCCCACAGCGTATCCACCTCGTCCGGAGATAATGCGCCGTAGGTGACTACTACGTCGTAAGTGGGGAAGGCGCTTTTTCTCCTTCTCTGTTCTCCTCCGCCGTCGAACTGAGAAACAATAGTTCGCCATTTCTGCGTTATCCCCAGTGGATATTGTGGTGTTGGTGATGCCGGGAAGTTAGCCATTTAAGAGCCCCCTCATTTCTTTTCTGCCTACATTCTTTTCGAGAGCCGTTACACTGGCCCGTATGATTGATACGGCGTTGCGCTGACAGAGTCGCTCAAATCCCTCGGCGTCAGGGGAACTGATAACGAAATAGTTGTTAGTCGTCTGAGTTTTAGAGCCAAGAGCTTCCATCTGGCCTTTCGTGAAGACCCCTTCCCCTTTCTGCAAAATGGCGGGCATTTCATCCGGGAGAAGTCCGCTGTGGTAACGGGGGATATTGTCCAGTCCGATCACGCCGCCGGAGTGCATAGCTATTGGCGTGATAACAGCGGCAGCCGTCCCGCCCCCGCCGAAATAACCTCCGATACCAGCAAGTAGGCTTGTTCCCAATGCCTTCGCCCCCATCATAGCCTGGGTAGCTAACCATTCAGCCGCCATTCTTCTCATAACATCTATAAATTTATCGAGCATTCCGTCAAGTCCCTCGTCCCATGGATCGAAGAAAAAGTCTGCCATAACATCCTGCATATTTCGCATAGCCTGAAGCTGGAATTCGTTGATTTCCTCTGTTACAGTTTTCTCTTTGCCTTTAATGCGCTCAATTTCCGCTGAGTACCATTCATCTAGAGCAAGTTTGTCGTCAATATATGAACTATATGCATCATATTGCTCTTTCAGCTTGGCAAGTTCATACTCTTCCGCAGATCTCGTTGCCCTCATATGAGCTTCTCGAAACTCTGCCTGTTTATCTGCGTACTCTTTTTCGTATGCTTCGAGTTCCTCCCATTTGGCGGCTTCGTCCCTCAGGTATGTTTCAACTTGCAATTTATGAATTTTTTCGGCTTCGATATCTGCTTCTGCTTCTGCTTTTTTTGCTGCTGCCTGTGCGATAATGTCTTCAGTCACCTTTCTCCGGGCTTCTGATTCTTTCCGATAGCGTTCCAGTGACGCTTTCATGCGATCCTGCTCCGCCTGCTTTTCCGCCGCCAGTTGAGCCTCAAGCGAGGCGAGCTCTTTCTCAAGTTTTTCTTTGCTTGCGATCCCGCCTAAATCACCGAGACCTGAGATGCCTTCGGTTTTCAACGATTCTAACTGCTTTTTTGTTTGTTTTATTTTTTGGGCGGTCGTACTGCCGAACAGGGCATCTCCCACCGCGCCTAATCCGACCCACGCGGCCATGAGCGTGCCGGATTCTTCTTTTGCGAATTTCATAACGGAGACGGTTTCATTCAGCCAGGGGATCAACCCTAACGCGATTTCACGCCCTACGCCCACGGCTTGATTTTTCAATATGTCTAATTGGTCATTGAGATAAGCGGCCTGTCGCGCGGTTTCCGTACTGATCACCAGCCCCATTTCTTTGGCCTTCTGTTGCATTTTTTCAATTCCTGCAGCCCCCATGTTGAGCATTGGTATCAGTTCAGCCCCGGACTTCCCGAAGAGCCGCATGGCGATAGCTGTTTTGTCGGCGCCGTCTTCCATCTTGGAGAGCTTTTCGGCGACTTCCTTCAGCATGGTTTCGGCATTTTTCAGAGTACCGTCACCTTTGGTCACTTCAAGATTCAACATCTCAAAGGATTCTTTAGCTTCACCTACACCCCGCCGCATATCATTCATGTTCATGGCAAGCCGCTGTGTGCCTTTTGCAATGGATTCAAGGGAGGTTCCGGCCTGCGAGGCTACCAGAGCCATGCCGGAGAGAAATTCTGAGGTAGTTCCGGTCTGTTGGGCAAGCTTGCCCATCTTATCGGCAACGTCGATTTGCTTTTTTACGAATGCCACCGTTGCCGCTGCGGCGGCTGCTACGGCATATTTTGTATATTTGTTGAGCGCGGTGGCCGTCTCATTGAATTTATTCTTGACGGTGTTCATTGCCTTCTGCATGCCGCTGGCGTTGGACTGCACCGCTTTCCGGGCCTTGCCCATATCGGCTGAGAACTGGGCATGACCGGCTGATAATGCCGCATGTAGGGCTCCGATAGGCTGGCTCATTTTATTTCCTCTTCTTGATCCCGAGAGCCTTTTTCAACTCGCTCTCCATCTGCTTATGATCTTTCGGCGGCCCTTTATCGATCATGAACGTCTCAATTTTCGGCAGTTTTTTCTGCCGTTGCAAGGCCGCCAGCGTCCACAATTCCCTCATCTTGCCGTCCCTCTTTGAAATCACCGCCTTATTCGTCAGATACGGCGTCATCTCCCAGAATTCTACCGGGCCGATCCCCACTTGAACGGCCGCCTTAAACGCCGCCACAATCCAATCTTCGGTCGGCTTTTTTTTTCCGTAACGGGGTCCTCCGGCAATGGTTCGCCGCCGAAGTAGGCCCATTGGAGAGCTTCCTGCACATCACGGGCAAAGGGAATCAGAGGAGGGGAGAGTTCCTTGATCTTCTCCGCCGTCATCTCAGGATCGTCAATCCCCATTGCCCCGACAGAGGCCACCGTGTCAATGTCAAAGAGGTTCGGATTATCGCCGTGATTCGCCGATATCTCAGCGAGTACGCGCCACGGATACCTGAGCGTGTACGTCTTTCCGCCGATAATTACCTGTTTGTGGCCGGTTATCGGACTTGACATTTTAATCCTCATACGACCAGGCAACCTCACCGGTGATTTCAATGGTGATGGAACCGCTCACCTTGTCGTCAACGCCGCCACTGGCGCTCACGCCCATAACGTAGCCGGAGAAGGTCCCCGTGGATCCATCGGAGAAGGTAAGCTTGAAACTCTTTTCTTCCCGCGATTTCCTCGCATCCGAGGCAGCTTGTTGCCCTGCGTCCGATTCCAAGTCCCAGTTAATCGAGAGGGTCAACTGTCCCTCATCCATAAGGCCGATTTTCTTTTCCTTTGCCGTACTCCCCAAATGGGTGGTTTCGTACATTGAGGCCGATCCGCCGGGGCCGTCAAAGGTGACAATCTCGCCTATCTCCAGCCATTCCAACGGTGTAGCTACGGCAGCAGTGCCCATACCAGTGTACCCCGTGCTGTCATGAGCTACGGCGAAAGTATTGTCCGTCACGAATCGAATAATCCATGATTTGTTCAGGTCTGCCGCATGATCACCGGTGACACCGGAGATAGTCACGATATCGCCGTTTTTCAATCCATGACCTGTTTTGGTGAATATCGTTGGGTTCCCCGCGGCCGGGGTGCACCCGGTGACCGGTGTGCCTGTGCTCCCGCCGATTTCTAATTTTGTGCCTTGAGACTCGATCGCCATAATTTAGTCCTCCTGTTTTTTTTAATTCTCTGTGTGCCAAATTGTGAAATCCATTATTGTTCTATGTACCTTCAATTCCGGTTCGTAGATATCCCGCTCGCTGTCGAGCAGGCACGATCCTATTTTTACGCCGCTGACGATCCCTGTGTATCCATCAAGTGCTTTCCTGATCGCCTCCGCCAGTTTCTTTGCCCCACCATACGTTGCGTCCCATGCTTCGACTTGCATGCGTGGGTTTGCAAGTCCTGAAGGGCCTTCCAGATGGTGATCTCTCGGGCCGCTTATCTTCGCGTAGAGTATCAGCGGGCAAGTTGGGTTCTGGGGGATCATTACCGGATAACAGCGGGCAGTTATAGCTTTGACTGCTGCATCATTCACCAGTATTGATCTGATCGCCGTCTCTATCATCTCATCCTCATCAATCCAGCTTTTTGCTTGGCAGTTAACGTGCCCTTCTCGGCCTTTTTCACAAGGAGCCGCGCAGACCGCTGTATCGACTTCCACAGCTCTTCTTTCAGCCTGTTCATTGCCACCGTTTTATTTGCGTCCCACGCCGTCCTGAGAAACGGCATGGCCGGGATGTAACCCCGATATGCGCCGGACTTCGTGTATCGTCGGCCGGTTCCAAATTCGAACAGATGGCCCAGGGGATGGGATGGCCCTATATATCGCGTCACCGTCGTTCTATCTCTTGGCCCGCGCGGACGCTGCGATTTCTTCAGCTGGCCGATTTTTATCGAATCCGCTATTTTCTGCGATTCAAACGGCAACGCCTGCGCATTCTGTTTCGCCGCGTCCCGTATTGGTTCCGCCGCTTTCGTCAATGCCCGCCGGACAACGCTTTTCTTCATGCTCTCTGTGGGCAGTTGTTCAAGAGCCTTCACCAATTCGGCGAATCCGACTAATTTAAAAGTGAAAGCGTCTTTAGCCATTATTCTCCTCTCGCCGCTACAAGCAGTTCAAGCCCCTCACGCCTGCCAAGCTCCAACGCCGCATGTATGTCATATTCTCTGCCGTCTGCATCAGCCAGCCTGTCCAGCGGCCCGACGTCATCACGCCACCTGATACGGTACTTGCAGGTTATATTCGCAACCACCTGCTGGGCGTTCCATCGCTCGCCGCCTCTGAGTTCCAATCGTTCCGCCCATACCTGCGCCACGTCCTGCCATTCCGCAATTTCCTCGCCGAAGTCGTTGACAGTAGAGACTTTTTCCTTCAGCGTTACAAGCCGATCCATGCGCCCCGATCTCATCAGCCGAACCTCGTATGAATTGTATATTGTCTCAACAGACTATCCACGGCCGCGTTCAGATAATTCACCGACGCCCCGATAACCACCGTACCCCGGTGTTCGTAGAGATCACTGATCTTAAGCAGTATTGCCGATCTGATCCCCTCCGGCACATCTGCGGCAGTATCCCCGTATCCGGCAACGTAGGTCACCTTTATTGGCCGGTCAGGGTAGAGCGTGCCCGTCGGCCATGACTCCCCCGGCTTCAGGATCAAACGTCCCGGTTCGCTTGCCGTATCGGTGTCGAAGCCGGTGAAGGTGTTGTCATAGCCGGTGTCGCCCTGCAAACGATAGGTAATATCTGCCGATTGCAATGGAGGATACGGGATTACAATATCGCCGCCGGGCCACACATCAAGATAATACTCCCAGGTCTGTGTTATCAGCCGCCTGCCGATTTCCTGTTCTGTCTGTATTCGGGCCGTGGCAATGAGCCGGTCAAGGAGATCATCTTCAGTCGTGTAGGCCGCCGCCGCCGCAGCAGTTGCGGCAAGACGCAGATGAAGCTTCACGTCCCCTTTCGTGATCGGCTCTATTGTAGGGCCTGTGTTTAATGTCAGTTTCACGCTATCACCTATGCGTTCAGGTAGTACCCACCAGTCACAAGGGGTCGCCAGAGGACAGTCACGTCTACTACCGCCCCCGATCCTGCCGATCCGCCACCGATGGTAAGCTGTATCTTCTTCGTGGCCACCGTAACGACCGGTCCCCTGAATACGTGATAGAAGTTGCCCGTCAGATTGGCCTTCGCTCCCGCCGCCGTTGAGAGTATTTCAATCGGGGTGCCGTCATCAGTCGCCACTGATATGCCGGTGAAGGTATCCACCGCTGAAAGATCGTCAGGCACATGCACTATCACAGCGTCAATGAAGAGATTCTGCGCCGTGGCCGTCATAACATCGTAAGCCGCCGCTGCCTGATTGAGGGATATCTGTTTATAGTTGACCGTCGTACCCGGCATGAAGGATTTCGGCACCCACGCATAGCCGTTGTAGAGCCACATGAAGCCGGTATTCCATTCGTAGAATGTACCGCCGTTCTGCGTGTTTGCCGTCGGCTTGGTATCGGTCGAAAGACCGATGAAACGATTCTCCAGACTTCCTATTCTTGTTACCGCCATCTCCTGTGCCTCCTTTCACTTTTTGGAGGGGCGGGGGCGACCCGGAGAGGTAGGCCGCCCCCTGTGAACATTACGCCCCCGTATCAGCAGGTAACGCAATAGCATAGACCTCGATTGCCCCTGCTTCAGACCCACCCGTGCCGTCCGTTACGCCAATGACAAGAGCCTTCTCTTCGCCCAGCTCTCCGGCGAAGGTGTAAATCTCATTTTCTGCCGGGGAAGCAGGACTCCCGCCGTGCCCTATAGTGGCGTAGGTCACGGTATCGCCGTCGGTAATGGCGAAGGTGGGCAGATTCGTTGTAGCGGCGAATGTCTCAGTGATCTTGACGATCAGCATAATCGCCCGGTCACCGTCGCCGGTCCCGTTGGCCGCCAGGACTTCTATTTTTGTCTCGCTGGTATCGTCGGCATGATCTGCTGTTGCCACACCTGCTACCATCGTTCCGACAAGGGCAATGCCCGTGGTGAGCTGATCGGCGGTAACGGGAGAGCCGTCAAGTATCAATGCTCCCCCGGATTCAATGGTGATTTTCCCGCCATCGGCGACAACCAGCTCTTCGCCGCCCTGTTTTCTGTACACTTTTGTTTGGTATCCCATCTCTCATTCCTCCGTATCCGGTGGCTTCCCCCCGGCGGCCCCGGATAAGACCGCCGGGAGTACCCACTTAAGGGCCGGGTTAGTGGTTACGCTTCGCTGGGGCTGACAAGGTGCGTCGCTTTAAGCAGATCTGCATTTGCGTCCGGTCCCATCTTACCCTTATAACGGATAGCGGTAACTCCACAGATTACTGCATTCTGAACGGCAGGCGTTACCGTAACCTCAAGATATCGCTTAAGCGGTTTGTACACATCGACAGCAATTGCCGATTGCGTACGCGCGGCGTCTGCGGCAGTTACTGTATGTGCCGCCGTACCGGCAACAGCGGCCATTGTGCCGCCTCCGCTGTCGGTATCCTGAAGGACCTGGACATTGATTGTCCCATTCTCAATGATCGTGCCAAATTCAGCAATGAAGAGGACGCCTTCATATCCCTGCATGTCGATGATGCTAGAAGTTTTTGCAGTCGTCCCTGCGGCAAAATACCCCAGTATCTGATCTATTTTTACATTTTTCAAAAGATTCATTGTCTTATCTCCTTTATTTTTATTTGTTAGGCGCTCAATGTCACGCGGGCGAAGGCCTCTTCCAGCACCGGCATACCATCACTTTCGAGCCGCCCAATAAAACCCACCTGATTGGTTGCCGCGTACAGTTCGTTCAGCCTCTGAACACGCATATTCAGCGCATCGGCAATCCAGTAATAAGAAAAATCACCGATAATGCCGACATATTTACCTGCTGTGAAGGTGCTTGGTGCATACTCGGACATTTTATAGGGCCGACCGAGGATCATGTCAGGCTGTCCGCCCTTAATGTCAGGCTGCCAGATATACTGTCCTTCGCCATCTTTCAGTTTGCGGAGCTTCTTCACTGCGTCACGGTGGAATATCCACTGAGCCCGCGGATGATACTGTGCTTTAAGGCTGTACAAAGCCTCAAGAAGGCCGTCCGTTGTGAACGCTGTTGCGGTGTTGCCGGTGGAAACATCGCGGGCAGTGCTTATCCCAAAGCCCGACGTTGCCGCCGTAAAGACTCCCATAGGCTGGTTGGAGCCCGACCCATTCAAATAGGCATTTTCTGCGGTTACACCAAACTTGTAGGCGAGGCGGGAAATGACCAACCCCTCAACATCCATAGCTGAGACCCGGAGCAGTTTTTCGGAAACTTTTATCAGCTTGGCAAGGGGATGGGGGTTCAGCTCCCGTTTGCCGAATGACATGGTAGAGTCTTCTGATCCGGTAGCAATCTCTGCCGTCCACGTCGGATCAGCAGGATCGTTGTCAAGCGAAGGGGCTCCAAGGGATTCTGCCTTGGTCACGGGATACGCGGTCGCCATATTCCTGATAAATACCTCGTTGTCCATCGCCTTGATGAGCTGTAAGACAAACTGAGGCGGCGCAACAAGGAATCCTCCGTAAATATCGGCATCAGCCTGTAATGCTCGAAGCTCTTCAGGCCCCACGGCATCCCGTCCCCTCTGCAAGAACGTGTTCCACGCCCTGTTCTGAAGGTCGGAATTTGCCGAAAGCGTGATCTTTTTGCCGCGATATTCGAGGGTTCTTACCTCGTTTTTAGCGTCGGGTTCCGGGGTTGGCTTAAAAACGTCTACAGAACTCTTAATCTCTCTCTCCCGCTCCTCAATTTTCTTCTCTCGGTCTATGCTTCTGGTCAGCTTTTCAAGTGCATCATCCATATTTTGATAGTTGGTTTCTTCATCAGCCGTCAGATCACGCTTCTCTTTGTCCGCGACATCAAGCATTGCTCTCTGATCGGCCACAATCTTCGCCCGCTCTGCAAGTAATTCCCTCAATTTATCTTTCATGCTTCATTTCCTCCTCAATTTGTCTTTCTACGATTTTTAGCCGTTTCCGGCGTATATTCAGGCCGATAGGAGCACTATCCGCGCTTTTTTCAGCCTCTTTATGCTTTTCGAGCCTTCTCAATGCCACTTCCGTGTCTGGATATGCGGGGAAAGTGACAGGCGAAACATCAAAAAGCCTTACTTTCATGAGCGTTCTGACTTCGTTTCCGTCTATCATCTCCCATCTGTCAGCAAGCGTCTCAAAACCGAATGACATCTGGTTAATGTCTCCTCGCTCAATACTTGCCACATAGTCCCGCGCCCACTGCGCATCGGGCGGCGTAATGTCTATTTTTAACCCCCTCTGATCCTCAGAGAGTGTTAATGTACCGCTTTTGTTGCGCCCGAGGACATAATCAGAGTTATGATTCCATAATGCCCTGATGTCGTCGTTCACAATCGTCTCGCTGAATGCGCCTGGATCGACCTTCTCCCGGAAATTGCCGAGGTCTTCCGACAACGCATTAAAAATAGCAGCATAGCCAACCACATGCTTAACGTCGTTTTCTTCGACTGCCCGAAGCTCTTCGACTGGAAAATTCCTGCGTTCAATCGTTCTTTTTTCCTTTTCCAGCATTTTGCACCTCCTTTCTACTTGATTTTTTACGATATTTTTTTCTCTTGTCATATTCAGGAAGCGTTGCCGTCCTGTATTTCCTCTTCATTTTCCAGCCCTTTCAAGGTGGTCATGTTCTTTTCAACGATGTACTCTTTACCGAGTCCGTCAGGTATCGGGTTCAGATTCGCCCATCCTCTGATTTCGTCTGCGTTGAATATGCCATTTCGTTTCGCCATGACCCA